AAGAAGAAAAGATTCCTGCTCATCTAACTCAGGGTGCTGGGCTACAGCTTTTTCAAAAACATTTCTGTTTAGCATTAACTGAGGGTGGGCAGATATACCAAAGTCAGCAAACTTCCTAATATTTAAATGTCTTTGCTTGTCATCTTTAAAATAATTTAAAGCTCCTGAGTTGTTTAACGCAGAACCCACTACATGAAACATACTATCTAGTATCTCCTCATCAGAAGAATCCTTTAATGAAGGCACAGCGGCTCTTAAAGAACCCGCTATTTTTTTGGGGTTTGTTAAAAACTCACGCTCTTCTTGGTTTAACCTACTAATTAATCTATCGGCATTGATAGTTAAAGGATCTAAAGGCATCCTATTTCTAAAAATATTTTCTCGTCCACTACCGATGCCAGTATAATTAATAGCCGTATCAAACCTATCTTCTACAGAGCCTTTAAAGGATGCTTTAAAAGCATCAGAAAACAAACCTTTAACAGGGACAAAATAATCTGTAGCTGTAACTGCGTCTACAGCAGCTTTTTCTTTTAACTCTAAATCGTTTAAACGAACTAAAATTTCTATTGCAGATAACGCTTTGCTAGCCTCAACATTTTGTTGGGCTAATTCACTCATAACCTTTCTGCGCTCCGAGTCTCCTGTGAATCTCGCTCTAAAATCATAAAGATCGTCAGGCCCTACCCTATCAAAGCCCTCCTGTTCTTTAATATTATTAGCCGCAGTTCTCAACTGTACTAATTTATCTTGTACTGCTGTTACGTTTTTATTAGTTCTTTGTATCTCATCTACTGTCTTTTTGAAATCCCCATAAAACTGCAACTGCGGGGCTATGCGTAATAAATCTCCTTTTGAAACAGCTCCACTATCTAAAGCATTATTGAAAGCATTTTTAAAGTTTGGAAATTTACTTGTAAGGAATTGTGTAGAAGCAACGTTAACTTGTCTTTTACCTTCCTCATCATAGTACGAAGAAAAAGGCAACCTATTCTCAGAAAACTCACCCGTAACTTCTCTCTTCAAAGAATCAAAGTGATCACGAGACGCAGCGTATACTTGATCTTCTTGAGATAAATTTTCTCCTACAGGTTTTCTTTTAGAAAAAGGAGTTTGGTTTTCTTTATCTTCACCATAAAGATCAACATGGTGCGCTTTAAAAAAATCTACTTTATCTTGATCATGGATATTAGGATTAAAAGTGTTTAACTTTTCATACAAAGCAGCTTCTTTTTCAAAAGGAACATCATCAGAAAACAGTGAGAGTTTATAATCGTTGAAATTTTGTGCTCTCTCTGGGTCTATTGATTTAGCGTGTTCAAAAGAAGCACTCATTATTCCATCAAATCTATTTTGATTGAAGTCTCCTGAGTCTATTGCATCTACCGTGTAATCAAAAACATAGTCTAGATATTGATCATAAGACCCTCCTTGCCATGTTTTTAGTTTTTGTTTAGTCCCCCACTGTATAGACTTACCTGTAGTATTTTTATTTGAAGAAGGGAAAAAGTCAGAAAAATTAATGTTTTCAGCCATTGGTTTTTATTTGGGAGCTGGAGTTGGGACTTACTTTTTTGGAGTCTTTCCTTGTAAATTATTTAAGTCGCTTGTATTAACAGAGTTTGTCTGACCCTTTTCTTTTACACCAGAAGTTGCATTTAAAAATATAAGTTTATCCGCAGTAGCTCGTATGTCATTAGCTAACAATAAATATTGTTCTTTAACAACGACTTCTTTTCTTGTAGAAGGGTCTACTTTAACCCATCCTTTATTATTTATTTTAGTCTTTAACGTTGTGACTTCTTTCTCTATTTCAGATTTAGCAGAAGGAGGAAGAACACTACTGTACGTTTCTAATCCAGATAATAAACTTGTAAGCTTTACTTGAGCTGCGATTTTTTCATCAGGGACATCGTCTGATTCTAAAGGAATAGATGATTTCAATTCAGTCACTGCTGAACTTATGCTTTCTGTAATTTTAACGTTGGAAGCTAAAGATGCTTGTCCTTTCCTAAACGTTTTAACCGCCTTTAGTGCTTTTTTCAACTGATCTTGTTGAGGTTCCTTAAAGTCAGGTACATGCCCTATAGATGCAGCCGTACTATTAATAAAGTTTTGTGTAGAAACCTCTCTAGAAAACTCACGATCTTCTATCCTATCTGCTCTTGATCTATCGTACCTAAGTTCACTTCCTGCTCCCTGCAAAGCAGCATTAATTGCGCCTACTTGATTGTTATCCAACCTATACTTCGATCCTATGATAGAAAGTTCAGCTATCGCTTTCTTTCTGTCTCGGTCTCGTTGAGCCACGTCCAAATCGCTCTCAGCAGGAGCTGCATCAATTTCTTGCATATTTGTATTAAATTTTTGTAGTGCTCCTTGAACTTCATCTCTTTGATCTAAAGCTTCTGTTTCTTGTTTAAAATCTCTTTTAGCTTTATCAAGTCCTACTGCCCTAAGCTCTCCAAGCTGCTTTCCAGCTTGTAAGTTTTGCTCTGTAGATTTTATGGCTAACTCTTGATTCTTTAAATCTAAAACTCTTTTTTGTTCTGCGTCAGCAGCAGTCCCTGCTTTATCGAAGTCCTCAACAAACATACGCCTTATACCCTCTTTATCTTGAGCAGATAAGTTTGCAGCATTAACATCAGAAAACCATTGTCTTTTCAAAGGAGCTAAATCTTTTGCTCCTTCAAAAGCTCCGCTAGCATAGGCAGCTTTAAGTTGTTCTCCTTGCTGCATCAAAGAGTTAGATTCTGGAGTAGCTACGTTAGGCTCATCCATTCTCATAAGCTCCCCTTGGAGTTTTAACCTTCGGCCTTCTGGAGTAAACTCTCCTATTCTTCTTGCAGCGCTCCTGAAACGTGCAGAACGTGGAGAAACGGTTCTACGTCTAGAAGACATAGATTGACCGAACGGAGTAGAAATTAAATCTTGGAGGCCCATATTATTTATTATTATTATTTTTAGCTGCTTCTTTTTTTCTTCTTTCTTCTGCTCTCTTAGCGGCCCTGTCTATCATAGCTTGCTGCCTTCCCGCTATATTTGCAGAAGCTATTCCCATTATTGTGTTTTCTCCTAAGCGATTAGGAAACGCTTCATCATATTCTTTTTGCCTTTGTTCAGGAGTTCTTTCTTTTCTAGCTCCCGCTCTTTTACTTCTAGCTGCTGTTTGTTCTTCGTAACGTGCTTGAGCATCTTTTTTCCTCTTATTCCTTCTAGACATCATTCTATCCCTAAAAATATCTACATTTGGTTTTTCAGCTCTTACATCTCGCTTAACCTTGTCTTTGTTCCAAAGGAATCCATAAGGTTCCACATCAAATTCCCTTTCATCTTGTTTAGGCTTTTGGATATTTAAGGGCTTAATAGAATTAAGTCTTGTACGAGGAGCACTTAAAGGGGCAATATCTGGATCAGAACCTTTACCTATAACTTCAGGCTGTCCCATCTCAATGGAGCTGTTTTCGTAACCTTTTAAAAATTCAGTAGGAGAAAGCTTTTGATCCTCTTTTAGTTTTTTCTTGCGACGAAGAAAGTCAAATATAGCCATGTTATAAAAATATTAGTAAAATTTAAAATACCTTAATAATTTAAATTCATAGTAAATAAAGTCAAAAGTTCATTTAGAGGTACCCCCTATATATAAACTCTCTTTAGATCCTCTCACACTTTCCACTGTGTGTACTTTGTATTACAGTAGAAAATGTGAGCAGTGTAATATAAACTTTATACCCCTCCCCCCTCTGGCTTAATCTGCAAGAACCTGAGCACTTAACATACCCGTAAGATTTTTAATAGATTTTTGAGACCCTGATTGTGTTACTCCTTGAGCATTAGGAGGTTCGGCTGCAACTAATCCTAATCTCTGGCGAGCAACATCGATGCAAAGGAAAGCAGCATCCGCTACGTCTGGCGATTTTCCTAAGCGAGATTTAAACTCAGGCTTTGATTCTATCTTCATTTTTAAAGATCCTGACTTGTACATTTCAAACCTCCTGCCTGTCATTTCACTTGCCAGTTCATTAGATATACCAAACAATTGTTTTGTCCTCATTAACTCCTTACCAGCAAACCACAACTCACTACACCTGTTTGAATATAGCTCTGTACCAATTAATTTAGAATTGACAGACACTCTTTTCTCAGAAGGTTTACCTCCGAATGATACCCTTAAAATATTTAAAAGACCTTCTGCTTCGATTATGTCGCAAAAAGGATTCCCAGCACCCGTCGAGTCCACCGCTAGATTTGCAGGATCAATCTTCCTCTTCTCCAGTTCCGTCCGTAACATCTTCACGATCTGGTATGAACGAGGCACCGCTGTGTTGGTGGCATCGTCCAAAAGGGGGATAGAATCTTTTAGTTCACACACATACTGACCACTTAAATCATACCCAACTAACCCTGTATAAAGAATACACCTATCTCCTCCATTACTAAAAGCAGGGTCAAGACCTGCACACGGTATAGGGTTCCCTTTCCACTGTACAGTGTTCATTGAACCTGAACGACTTATACCTGATTCAGAGTATATTGTTTCCTCTTCGTCGTTTTCAAAGAAAACAGCAGACACCATTCGTTTATATCCTCTAGAATCAGGGCCTAATAAATCCCTGTCTTCTTGTAATTTTTCTTCTGTGGGCAACCAAGGATATATTGTTTTTCCTGCTATAATGTTGGGTGATCTTTCTCCATCTAATCTCAAGTATCTCCCTCCGTATTTTGTTTTCCATTCGTCTGCATCAATAGGAACAGAGTCCCACCCGTCTTCAGGCTGCGCCCAAACTCCAAAAGCATCGTACCTTGAAGCAGGGTTACTCATACCAATAAGCTTAAAACTTGGGTTTTTAGACAAGTTAGTAAGACCTGCTTGCAAAATACTTTCACTAAGTTCACTAAGCTCGTCAGCTACCACCAGCACGTTTTTTTGTTTAATTCCTATAAATTTACCAACTGCTGTCTTTTCTTTGCTTTTTTCACAAGCTATTAAACTAAGCCCTGCTTTTTCTATAAGGGTTCCTTTTTCGTTTATATAAGCTACGTTTCCTATTGAATCCCGTATCCTGAACGGTGCACCATTTATAACGTTTAGTAAGGTGATCACTGAACCCCATATCCTTTTTCGTGCTTCCCGTAACGTGGTTGATGTTAAAAGAACCAGTGTATCTCTTGGAGCAGCTAACCAACAGACAATAGCATAAGCAGCCATTGTGTGTGATTTACCAGAAGAAGCGGCACCTCCCACTGCTAAGTATTTATTCCCAAGAGCTGCTTTAATCATAGAGGTAGCCCACGGATGCCTAACCATAAGTTTTTCAGGAAGTTCATCGTTGTTCCAAAGCTCATCACAGACTCTCCAAAAATAATACTCTTTAGCATTTAAATTTTTATGCTTACCAAAACCATATAATAAAGCAGTAAGTGTATTTGTTGGTGGAATGTATAAACCCCCTACGCAAATTTTTTGAGTTTTAGAATCAAGGTAAGGTTCAAATTTGTTAATACTAGCCATAGTAAGTTGATATTTACATATAATTCTAGTATATATAAAGGGTATTGTCTAAGAGATCTAAAAAGTCAAAACTGCTAAAGAAAGCAATCGAATTGTATAACGAAGATTATACGTTGGTTAATATTGCTAAAGAGTTAGATATAAATACATCTACTTTACGAAGGTGGTTACGAGCAGAAGGCGTAGAACCCAAAACAAACTCACACAGTTCAAACCCGAAGCCTGATGATATTGATCCTTTGCAAACTGCTCTAGACGAAAACTTAGATAAAAAAACTCACGAAGCTATCAAGCTAGCAAAACTAGAAGCTAGAGCAGACGAAGAAAAAGCAATACTAGAAATATCAGAAGCTAAGAATAGCCCTGCTGAAAAGTACCAAAGCTATGTAGCTGCTTCTGCTATTAAACTTCTTAGAGATAATTTAAAAAACTTAAGAGGGCCAAGAACTATTAGAGAATTAAGTGAACTAGATCAATTGATTAGGCGTAATCTAAATATAGATAACAAAGGAGGTTCGGGCCAAGGATTACAAATTGATATAAATATTTTAAATAACACTAAAGCTGATTTAGGAAACGGAGCCGTTAAAGTAAACCCTAAAAAAGTTATAGATGTTGATCCTGAAGATTAATGAAAGGACAAAAATTATTTTTCCCAGAAAAAGAAAAGGTAGAAAACCCTAAAGTTCTTGTTAGAGAAAATAAAGGAAATGATTTTTATTTCAGACAGGATTGTTTAGTTGGAAAGTATTATAGGGTTTTTCCTACTTCAGCTCATGAAATTTTTTTATTACAAAGTCTAAGAAAAAACATTGATGTGTATCTCCCAGCCGATGAGTATGGAGGGTTAATTGTTTCTTCTGAGATTTTAAGTTAATGACAATTGTCGGAATAGATAATGGTTTAGATGGGGGCCTTGTAGGACTTTCTTCTCGCACGGGAAATATCATAGCTAAAACTCCAATGAAAACATTGGAAAGGTGTGGAAAAAGAGAAGTGGATACTTATAAAACATATCAATGGATATTAGGTTTAGATGCACCACCAAAAGATTTATTCATAGCTATAGAAGAACCTTTACGACACGCAAGGTCTTCTCAAGCGGTAAGGTCTATGGCTTTATCTTTTGGTAAACTTTTAGGTTTGTGTGAAATTCAAGGGTGGAGGCATCGGTGCGTAGTGGTTAGAGACTGGCAACGATCTATGTTAGGAACATTTAATAAAGGCCAGTCTAAACAAAAAGCTCTTAAGATAGCTTCTAACATAGAGCCTTTAGAAAAATGGCTAAAAAGCCCACGAGCCAAGACCCCCCACGATGGGATGGTTGACGCTTTTTTAATTGCTCATTATATAAAAAAACACGAATTTAACTTTTCTTAAAAAAAGTTTGGACATGTTTATCTTCCTGTAGTATTAGGAAGTTAATGAAAACTTTATATACTCCTCAACAAAAAGCAGCAGATTATTTTCTAGCTAGCTTAAAACAAGGGAAACACACTCTTGATACAAGCGAAGTAGGAACGGGCAAAACAGTGGTTGCCGCATACTTAGCTAAACAGTTGGGTATGCGTGTAGCCGTTATTTGCCCTAAAGCTGTTATCCCTATGTGGGATAGGGAAATGATAGATATGGGGGTAGAGCCTGATTGCGTTATGAACTACGAAAGAATACGCACAGGTAAAACTGCGTTTCTTTCTAAGAAAGGGAAAAAAATAATGAAGTGGCTTTTTGAAGAGCCTACGTTTGTTATATTTGATGAGGTTCATAAATGCAAAGGAGCATGGACTCAGAACGCTCAGTTATTAATTAGCCTTGTAAAACAAGCGGAAGAACACGGACATTTAATTCACGCTATGTCTGCGACCGCAGCAGAAGATCCTACTGAAATGAGAGCTTTAGGGTTTATGTTGCGGTTGCATGACTTAAATAAAAAACCTAATAGTTGGCAAGGATGGATGGAAGACAACGGGTGTGCTGTAGACAATTGGGGTAAATGGAAACTCCTAAGTAGGAAACGATTGAAAGATGTACACTGCACAATGTACGGTGAACAAGGAGCTGCTTATAGGTTAACCATCGAAGACTTCCCTGATTCGTTTAAAGAGAATAGAGTGTTTGTAGAACACTTAGAATTTAAAGACTCCAAAAAAATATTAGAAGCTTACGAAAATTATGGAGTAACTCCTTCTATAGTTTCAGAGTACTTGGAAAATGGTTCAGTTACTGACAATGAGTTTGATATTGTAAATATACTAAGAGCTAGACAATTAGCTGAGTCTTTAAAAGTTCATGATATAGTTGAAATGACGGAAGACTTAAAAGACCAAGACAAGTCAGTAGTTATTTTTGTGAATTTTAGGGACACCGCAGAGGCCCTTACAGATAAATTGGGGTGCCCTAGCATCATAGGAGGTCAGAACCCTTATAGGAGACAGGCAATAATAGATGATTTTTCTCTAGACGAAGAAAGAGTATTGGTGGTTAATATAGCCGCTGGTGGAACAGGCTTAAGTTTGCACGACGTTATGGGGGATTACCCAAGAGTTGCTTTAATTAGTCCAACCTTTTCAGCTAAAGATTATATGCAAGCGTTAGGAAGAATACATAGGAACGGAGCCAAGAGCCATGCTTTACAAAAGATATTGGTTGCTGCGGGGAGTGTTGAGGAAACCGTGGTTAAGTCTATTCAAGCTAAACTAGCTAACTTAAACACATTACATACAGGATCAGATGGTAGGTAACTTAACAAAAAAAAGAGTGGGGAAAGCTATAACTTTTGACCTTGATAAATGTTTTAGTAGAGAAAGATATTTGGACTACGACAGTTGGGAAAATTCTGATCAGGTACAAAAAAAGTATATAGATAGTTTGAAAGAAAAAGTAATGAAGTTATGCGAGGAGCATCTTGATAATTACATAGAAGAAATAGAAACAGAGGCAATTTTAAAACAAAAATGGCAGATTGACCAGTTAATAAAAGCAAGTGGTTTGTCTTTAGAATATTTAGATTTAGAAGATGAATAATCAACCAGATCACGGAAGCAGAGGACACGCAGAGTTTAGTCCATCAAGTTTAAAGTACGTAGCAGGGTGTGCAGGATATAAAAGCACTTCAGGTACAAACGCTGCTGCTGAAAAAGGCACCCGTATTCATGAGGCTTTAGAGGTAAGAGACCCCTCCGCTCTCCACGATGAAGAAGAGTTGGAAATTTATGAGCAGATAGTAAAAGACGAAGACGAATTTAATAAAAGTATATTTGGAGAATCTGAGTTTGAAGAAATGAACGAGATTCAAGTAACCGTTGATTTGGGTCAAACATCTACATGGGGAACTTGTGATAGGTTTTTAGTTAGGGGTGATAAAGCCATAATGGCCGACTACAAAACAGGCATATCTGTTATAGATTCCCCACGAAGTAATTGGCAAGCAAAAGCCTATACCTTGGGTGCGTTTCAAGCTTTTCCTGAAGTAGAAGAAATAATATTTGTTTTTTACATACCTGTTCGTAACGAAGTACTCCACGAAACTTTTACTAGAGATGACATTGCAGGACTAACAAAACAACTTAATGATGTTATTTTAAAAGGACAAGAAGTTCGCCCTAAGTGGGATACAGGAGCCCCCGAACTAGATGAACTATCTCCCTCTGTAAATTGTAGGTTTTGCATGTTTGAAGATAGGTGCCCTGCTTGTGGGGCTATTGCTGTAGAAGTTGCTCAACGGCTTTCTATGCTGCCTGATAAAGATGTGGACATATCAGATCCTGATAATCCTGAAGTTCTAGAACAGTTATGGGTTGTGGCAAAGATTGTAAGTAACTGGGCTACACGTATAAAAGCCAAAGCGGTTGATGTTGCTAAATCAGGAAAAGAGTTTCCTACTCTTAGGCTTAAATCAATGGGTTCTACTAGATCCTGCAAAGATAACAAAAAATTAATGGAGATTGCAGAAAAATATAGTTTATCTCCTGAAGAAATAATGGATACTGTGCGAATGCCTTTAGGAGCCATAGCAAAAGAAGTAAGTAGGAAAGCCCCTGACGGAGAAAAAGGGCAAGCAGCACATGATTTTCTTGATGAGTTAGAGACAGAGGATGTGATTAGCTTTTCTGAAAAAAGGTATACACTATCTGAAAAATAATTTTAAGAACAGAGGTTCTTAGAAACTAAATATAAAATATAAAATATAAAATATAAAACATGAGTGCAGTTAAGCAAAAAAGTAAAAAAGAAGAAAGTGCAGAAATAGTTGCTAGTAAGGACACAGCGTTGTGTGCTTCAGGCGATGGAGGTTTTGTTGTTTCTTTAGAGGATGTGGATGTTCCACGTTTGAACGTGATTCAAAAAATGAGTCAAATAGATGGGCCTATCGGAGGCATTGTAATAGATAAAACAGATGTTCTTTTAGAAAAAGATGACCGAGTAGATGTTATCATAGGGCACACTAAAAAAGGATGGCGTGAAAACGTTCCTTTCGGCAGTGATGAAATGCCTAGAATGGCGTGGAGTGAAGCTGAAAGATCAGAAGTAGAAAATGATTCTGAATACGGTAAGATGGTTGTATTTGCAGATATTACTCTTTTGATTCCTCAGCCAGAAGGTTCTGAAGATGATATCTACCAATATCCTATTGGAGACACTAATTATGCTCTTGGTGTCATTAACGTTAGTAAAGATGGATATAAGTTTACGTACAAAAAACTAAACACTTTTCAGCTATTTAATAGTGCGTTGCCTATTGC